AAGACGACTATGAGCCCCTGTCCAAGCGTGCTTTCGGGCTCAATCTGGAGGAGCGGGGAATCATGGCTGGAAGGTCAGGGAAGGCCAGGGAACGTGTTCGTAAGGGTATTGCAATTAAAGGAGAATTCGAGGATGCAGCCCAGGCTGCATTTGCAGTCCAGCAGGCAAAACCCACTCGCGCGGCGGACGCAGCGGACGCAGCGGACGCAACTCCGGGGAATTATTGGAATTCTTGACAGCAACGGCTTGGCGGACGTATAGGACGTAGCGGACGCACTTTCCGGAAACTCCAGCCACATGTGCGTATGCGCGAGACTTTCCGGAAGTTATGTCCGCTACGTCCTATACGTCCGCCACCTAACTATTAGGTTTGCGTGGACAAGGCGGGCGTGGGGCAAGCGCATCATGATCGCGGAGGGTGAGGGGAGATGATCGATTACACGCTGATCAAGGCGAGGCCGACGCGCTATCGCGGTATCATGTTCCGTTCGCGCCTGGAGGCGACATGGGCAGCATTCTTTGACCAGCTACAATGGCCGTGGGAGTATGAGCCCTTTGAATTGAATGGCTGGCTGCCGGATTTTGTAATCAAGGGTGAAACGAAGGATGTGCTTGTTGAAGTCAAACCAACGACAACACCGGATCTCGATACATTAGAAAAGATAACAAGGGCAACGGGACTGTCGGCTCATTTGGCTTATTGCGGGTCGGGATTTGTGGATGAATATTTTGCGGGTGAGCGAATGCCGTTCGCTTCAATTCATTCGTGTTGCATGTGTGAGTCAGGTGCGAGGCACGAATTGGTGGTAAAAGATCAGCCAGCTTATGATTGGGAGGCCGCTGAAAAGATAATATCCAAGATGGTTATTCCTCCTGAAATCAAAGAAGAATTGTCTAAGATGAAATACACCGGACAATGCGTTTGGATGAATCGGTATATCGTAAAAATAAACGGTAAGTTCGATATCGTGTTCGGTCATTGGCCGACTTACACCGGGTTCAGAACAGGAATCGAGGTGACTGATGGCGGGGACGACCCATATGTGGGCGATGAAGTGCGCGAGTTGTGGGCGCGAGCGAAGAACGCGACGCAATGGCGCCCGCATGGCTGGTGAGCATGACCCCCAAAAGCGAAGCGCGACGACCGCGCCCGCTCGTGGCGCTATCGCCGCGTTCTGCCGCTCGGCTAAGCGTTGCGCTTAGCAACCGTATTCGTCGCTTGCCTGCGTCTTGAACCCATAGCGCTCGATGATGAATTCGATGAACGCGCCGCGCGGGATGCAGCGATTGATCTCGACGACATCGTGCTCGCCATCGGCAAGGCGGTCAGCGTGCGTCTTACCGGCCACCGCGTCGCGCACCCACGAGCCATAGATGCCGGCGTAATGCTCGATCTGTTCGGCTTGGATGCGAAGCGCCTCGGCTTTGGTCATTTTGATCATCTCGTGTTCTCCCTTTCTGACAATCCCGAGCCTATCTGTGTTGCGCCAGCGTGTCAACGCTTTTATGCCCCTAACACCAATTTTCTCCGCTTCCCCACGGAGGCGAATGCCCCCCGCGTGGCCCTCTCGCGTGGTCTCTTAAAATCGGAAATAACGGGTGTGTTTGGCGAACGCAGCGCTCAAATCATTTGCCATTTTGAATCGACCTGAGGCTCGTAAAATGATGGCTGCAATCCGTACGCCGATTAACAAAATGACCAGCGCATCCATTGCCCACGCTATAGGTGTGGCAAATTCATGCCACGGCATAGCTATCTCCCAGCCGCTATGCCGGCTATCAATCCAGCAATGCCGACCACAACCCCAGCCCAGCCACAAAACAAACACAGCACCGCCATCCCGTCGCAGCGCCGATAGGCACCTAGCAACAGGAGCGCGAAGCCGACGATAAGCGCCGCGCCGAACGCCATCATTTGCATCGTCCCATTCCTACGCCGCGCTGTTGATGAAAACCCTGATTTGGCGCTCGGCAACCCGCGCGTCGTGTTCAGTCCCGTAACCCTGGTCGTACAGGGCAAATGCCGCCTTGTTCGCGAGGATTGCCGAAAACAGATCGCGGCGGCTGGTCATCAGCGATATGTGCCAGCGCCCGTCATTCATTTGCCAAACGTACATCGCTCATCTCCTTCTGACAGGATGCATGTTGACACACTCGCGCAACGGAAGCAGCAACTTTCTGCTGGACACGGCCAAAAAAATGGCTTATCCGCGTATCCCATGCAAATTACCGGCAATACTGAGCTGCTCGATACCGTGCTCACACGCATGGAAAATGGCGAGGTGCTCACCGCAATTTGTCGGGATTTGGGGACTACGCCGAGTACCATCTCGCATATCGCAGACCGCGGGCAGGCGGGCGAGGCGTTCAGCCAACGATACGCACGCGCCAAGGAAATCCAGGCGCATTCCGTCGCTGCGGACGTTGTTCGCATCGCTGACGAGGAGCCTGATGCGCAGCGCGCGCGCGTCAGAGCTGATGCGCGGAAGTGGTACGCCGCGCGGCTCGACCCAAAAACTTACGGCGACAAGATGCAGCATGAGCATCGCCAGGAGAGCGACCCGGCTGCGGTTGATTATGATCGGCTGATGGTGATTGCCAAAACTCCGCTGCTGACGATCGAGCATGAACCTAGTGTGGCCGCTGTGCCAGATTGTCAATCTGGCAATAAACGCTAAATAAGACAGTTATGCCAGTAGCTTATAGGCAACGCAGCGAGATAAAGTCAGCCGTATATCAGTGGCGTAGTGCGATTGTGGGATGATTACCCAGCAACAGGCTGCCGCTGAGCTGGTCGCGCGCATCGACGCGCAGCGCTCGCTCGAAAAGTGCATCGGCATTCTCGCCCCCGACACCATCCCGGCCAAGCATCACAAGCTGCTGATCAGCAAGCTAGAGGGCGTTGACCGAGGCGAAATCCCTCGGCTGATGGTGATGATGCCGCCAGGTTCAGCGAAGAGCACATATGCGAGCATCCTATTCCCGCCGTGGTTTCTTGGACGGAACCCTAAGCATTCCATCATCGGCGCCAGCCACGCGGGAGAATTGGCTGAACGCTTTGGCCGCCGAGTGCGGAATCTATGTGGGTCGGCTGAGTTCAGACGGATATTTGGCTTTGGCCTCTCAGGTGATAACGCGGCTGCGGGGCGCTGGGAGACTGAGCGAGGAGGAGAGTATTACGCTGTTGGCGTCGATGCTTCGGTCACAGGGCGTCGGGCCGACCTTGGGATTATCGATGATCCCGTTAAAGGCCGAGCCGAAGCCGACAGCGCGACGACGCGGCAAAGAGTCTGGGACTGGTACAAGGCCGATTTCTGGCCCCGGTTGAAGCCTGGCGGGCGGATCGTGCTAATCCTGACGCGCTGGCATGAGGATGACCTAGCCGGCCGGCTGCTGGCAGAGCAAGCTGTCGGCGGCGAGCAATGGGACGTGCTGGCGCTGCCGGCGGAGGCTGGGCAGGACGATCCGCTCGGCCGCGCGCCCGGCGAATTGCTATGGCCGGAATGGTTCACGCCGGCAATGTTCGCAGAGGCGAAGCGTGATGTACGCAATTGGTCTGCGCTGTATCAGCAGCAGCCGACGCCGGATAGTGGCGACTATTTTAAGGCCGATTGGATTAGGTGGTATGATCGGGCGCCGGATATTCGCACCCTTCGCACTTATGGGGCTAGCGATTACGCCGTCACGTCGGCGGGGGGCGATTATACCGTACATGGGGTTATCGGGGTTGATCCGAACGACGACATCTACTTGCTGGATTGGTGGCGCGATCAGACGGATTCGCAGCAATGGATCGAGGCGTTTCTTGATCTGATGGAGCGCTGGCAGCCGCTGATGTGGGCTGAGGAGCAGGGGCAGATCCTGCGGAGCCTCGGGCCGTTCATAGCGAAGCGTCAGATGGAGCGGCGGATTTACGGTTATCGCCGGGCGTTTACCTCGTCGCATGACAAGGAGACGCGGGCGCAGGCGATCCGTGGCCGGCTGGCGATGGGGAAGGTGTATTTCCCGCGGCAGTCGTTGTGGGCGACTGATCTGGTCGAGGAGATGCTGCGGTTTCCGGCTGGGCGGAACGATGATCAGGTGGACGTGCTGAGCCTGATCGGGCGCATGCTTGTCAGCCTGGTTCACGGTGACGACATCAAGCATGATGAGCCGATCCGTGGCCTCGCCGGGATGACGTATGGCGAACTGGACAAATGGCAGAAGACGCGCGACGCTGGGCGCGGTCGGCCGCAGAGGATTTGAGCATGGACGCAATCGTTGCCAGCCTGCCCATCGGGACGAGCATAACATGTGAGAACGGCCACCCGATTTGCGTGACGGTAAAAGAGATTAGGCTGCACACGCCGGTAGACGCGATGGCGTTAGATGGATTTGCGGCGGAGCAGCATCGACCGGTGCCTGAACAGGCAATGGATGACGAGCGTTGTGCGAAGTGTGGCGCTCTCTGGTTTGATTCAGAATTAGGCAGCATGCACACGGAGCCTTATGGGTGGTGGCCTAACCGGCAAATCGCGGTTCGCACGAGTGGAGAGAACGGGATGCTGCGCGGCTCGCTGCCGCTGGTGGTGTTGGTCGCGCTGGCGGTGCTTGCGATTGCGGTATGGAGCACGGCTCGAGCGCAGACGTGGCCGCATGGGGTTAGCGACAAGGTGACGACGGCGACGCTATCGGTGACGAGCGGTAACTGCCTCGGCGTGAACACGCAGCGCAAGACGCTGGCATTGGACAACATCGCGGGGACGATCAACATCGGGTATTGCGAGACGAGCGCGGCGACGCCGAACACGCCATGCACGGCGGCGATTGGGACGGCGGGGACGACGACGCTGTTGGCTGGGGCGTTGCATTATTTTGTGCCGGCGCCTGTCAATCAGTTTTGTTTTATTGCGGCGAGTGCGACGCCGAGTTTGACGATCCGGGAGGGGCAATGAGCGAGTTTCGGGACGCGGTGATTGCGGGGTTGAGGGATAGGGGGTGGCCGGAGCATGGGTTGGACGACAATGATCGCGTTGTCTGGCGTGGTGCGGAGGGCGGCTCGGTGAGGTTTGGGCGCGGCGAGTGGGGGCATGTTTTTGAATATGGGACAGCGGACGGATCGGAGGGTGGGAGGACGAGCTTTGCGGAGGGTGTGTCGCCTGAGCGGGTGGTGGAGTCGATTGACCGTGTGCGCTGGGTGATAGGGCTGCCGGCGCTAGAGGAGGGGGGGTTCGTCGTCGTGCCGGTCGAGGCGACCTCGACCATGTGCGGCGCGGGGTCGGATGCCGCAGGCGGAGACATTGGAATCGTCGGTGCATCAAGCGTCTACGAGGCGATGGTGGGGGCGAGGCCGCGATGATCTTCATTGATCGCCGTCAGCGGTGCCTGCAATGTGGGAAGGTGCTGACGAGGCGGCGGCACAGCACGATCAGCGGCAAGTTTTGCAGCATGTCGCATAGCCTGATCTTTCTCCGTGAGCATGGGATCGCTGCGGGTGATTTGGCGCAGCGACAGCCGGTCGAGGGTCGGCCGCAGGGATGCGAGACGGTGGAGGCGTGGTTGCTGGCTGGTGGTCGGGTGTACCGGGAGGATGATCCGGCGCTACGGGCGCGGGGGATTGGTTGAATGAGCGATCGTCTTCAGGCGTGGTTTCGCCAAATGTCGAATGATTTGCGGTTGTTAGCCAATCGTCTGGAGGAGGAGCGGATGCTGCGTGAGTATGGCGCGGTAGGGTTTGTCCCAAATCATGCCTGACTTCGGCGGCAACTTTGCCCCGATCGAGCGCCGCGAGGACATTGGCGACGATGCGAGTGCTGTGTGCCGGTTTTGGTTGCAGCAGTTGCGGCTGGCTGAGCGTGAGGACCGCAAGTGGGTGAAGACGGGGCGGTTAATTGTCAAGCGGTATCGGGATGAGCGGCGGGATAACCCGTCGCGGAACACGGCGAAGTTCAACATCTTGTGGAGCAATGTCGAGACGCTGAAGCCGATTCTTTATGGGCGCACGCCGAAGCCTGATGTGCAGCGGCGGCACAAGAATGGGGATGAGTCGGCGTTGTTGGGCGCGGAGATTCTGGAGCGGGCGTTGGCGTATGAGGATGACCTCGACGAGTTTGATGAGGTGATGCAGCGGGTGGTCGAGGATCGGTTACTGCCGGGGCGGGGCGTGGCTCGGGTGTTTTATGAGCCGGAGTTTGGCGAGCCGGAGGATGACCCTGACGCGGAGCCGGATGAGGATGGCAAGCGGCCGACGTTTCGGCCGGTCGATAACGAGCGGGCGCCGGTAAGGTATGTGTTTTGGGAGGATTACCGGGAGGCGCCGGCTCGGGTTGACAATGACGTGTGGTGGAAGGCGTATCGCGCGTACATGACGCGGGACGAATTGGTCAAGCGGTTCGGCAAAATCGGGAAAGAGGTGACGCTCGACTACACGCCGAAGGGTCTGGAGGACGATGGCGAGAAGGGACCGCAGGCGGATGCCTTCAAGAAGGCGCAGGTCTGGGAGATTTGGGACCGGCAGAAGAAGCAGGCGATCTGGGTGGCGCCGTCCTATCCCGAGGGTCCGCTTGACCGGAAGAGTGATCCGCTGGAGTTGCCGGGGTTCTTTCCGAGTCCGCGTTCGCTGAGTGCGACGACGACGAACGAGACGCTGGTGCCGGTGGCGGACTATTCGGAGTATCAGGACCAGGCGATTGAGTTGGATATCTTGACGGGGAGGATCGACAAGCTGACGACGGCGCTGAAGGTGGTCGGGTTGTACGCGGGGGAGAGCAAGGCGGAGATATCGCAGCTGTTAACCGATACGGGTGCTGAGAACATGCTTATTCCGGTCGAGGGGTGGGGGTTGTTTATGGAGAGGGGCGGGTTGCAGAACGCGATCGTCTGGGCCCCGATGGAGCAGATCGCTAAGGTATTGATTCAGTTGTATGATGCACGGGATCGGGTGAAGCGGACGCTTTACGAGATCACGGGGATGGCGGACATCTTGCGGGGGGAGACGAACCCGACCGAGACGCTGGGGGCGCAGCAGTTGAAGGCGCAGTTTGCGACGCGACGGGTGAGCCGAGCGCAGAAGCAGGTTGCGCGGTTTGCGCGGGATTTGATGCGGCTGCGCGGTCAGGTGATGGCGCGGCATTTTTCGCCCGAGACCTTGGGGCAGATGAGCGGGTTGCCGGAGCAGTTGCCGGCGATGCCGGCGATGCCGCCGATGATGGTTCCGGCGCCGCCGCAGGCGCCATCGATGCAGCCTCCCGCCGTCCCCTCGGGAGGTATGCCGCCGGGAGTGCCCTCTCCGGGTGGCATTGCGCCGGGTAGCGGTGTGGCTGCTGGGGGTAGCCTACCGCCGCCTGTGCATCCGATGGTTGCGGGAGCAACGCCATGAGCGATACTGGCGTGATCTTGAATACGGCGGCCAATGCGTTCATAAAAATGCGCGCGAGGCGGAATGAAGATAGTCCAGTGAAAGTGTTGGCAGATATTTCATGCATGATGGAAGAAGGTGCCATACCTCGGGAACCACTTCCGAAAATAATGGATGTTTACCGGCGCGCATTTGAAATGGGACTAATACCCAGGGATGATTTTGAAAAGTCGCTTCGGGAAGCGATGGTACGGGATGGGACACTAGGGCCATGAGCGACATGCCTCCAGGCATGATGCCGCACCCGCCGATGGGCGGAAACGTGCTGCCGTTCCCTGGCGGCGGAATGATGCCGCCGCAACAGCCGCCGATGATGCTGAACCCTGCCTTCGCGCAGTGGATGCAGATGAAGCAGGCATGGGATGCGGAGACGGCGAGCCGGCAGCAAAAGTTCATGGCGGCGTGCGAGTTGCTGCGCGGGGACGCGGCGAAGGCCTACAAGATCGATATCGAGGCCGACAGCACGGTTGCGGCTGACGAGGAGGCGGAGAAGGCGGCGCGGACGGAGTTCCTGCGAGCAATCGTGCCGTTTATGGAAACGATGGTGCCGATCATGCAGCAGAACCCGGCGATGGCGCCGCTCGGTGCTGAGATGATCAAGTTTGCTTTTCACGCCTTCCCGTCGAGCAGGCAGCTTGAGGACGCGCTCGATAGCGCGCTCGAAAAGATGCAGCATATGCCGCCACCGCCGCCGCCGCAGAAGGGCAACACCAAGTCGCCGCAGGAGATTCAGGCTGAGACGCAGATCGAGGGCGCGAAGTTGCAGGCGACGCAGCAGCAGACGGCGGCTAAGGCGGCGTCTGACCAGCAAGCCAATGCGGCGAAGGTAATTTCGGCGCAGATTGAGGCGAGCGCTGACCAGCAGCGGACGACGGCGGAGAACCAGCTACGGATTGCCGAATTGTCGCTTCGGGGACGCGAGGTCGCCGGGCGCGAGGCACTGGATGCGGCGAGGCTGACGCATCTGGCGTCGCGGGATACGAAGGGGCTGGTGTGATGGATGATCTTCTTGGGTTTGGCTCGCAGGACACGTCTGACCCAATGTGGCAGCATTGGAGAAAGGTGTCTGAAGAAATCATTTCTGTTCGATCCCATAAAAAACTCGAGAAATATAATAAGTACAACCGTGATAAGTTAGCTGACGGACTGGCTGGTATTGCTATGAACGCTATGAGACGCACTGTCATTGATGAACTTGAGAAGAGTTTGTTAGCTATTGAAGAAGCGGACCCTCGTGAGTCACCTCTTATTTGGGCTATGTGCGCGGAGGGGTTGGTGTGAGCCTTACAGTGGGACCACGCAACGTCAACATGCATTTCTATCGGGCAACATGGTCTAACCGCCCTATGTGCGAGTTTCATCTTAAGGTGTTTGGGAAAGTTTATAACGCGGCGTGGGTTTTATGGCCGCTCAAGCGTTACCAAGCGTGGGACGAGGCTAAGTGGATGAAATGACCCGCCGCCGCTTCGTCATGCGCAACGGCGAGTTTGTCGAGCTTGATCTCAATGCCAAGCTGCCGCCGCGGGTCGCGCCGTACATTCAGAGCGATATCGCGCCCTATCCGTCTGTTATCACGCGCGAGATGATCACCAGCCGGTCGGAGCATCGCGAGCACTTGCGACGGCATGGCGCGGTCGAGGTCGGCAACGAGTACCCGAAGGGGATTGAGCGCGAGGTGCTACCGCCGGTGCGAGAGGATTTGCGGGCTGCGTTGGAGGCGTCGCCGGAAGCTCATGCTGAGGCGCAGGCGGCGAGCTCTGCGGCTAAGGACGTAGGGCCGGTTGGGAGGATTTTGCCGTGAGAGTCGTCGATATGAAAAGAACCAAGGCCGAGAAGACGGCTCGCGAGAAATCGTGGAAGGACGGGCCGGTAATGGGTGACGATGCCGATTATCATCACGGCCTGCACGTCAGCCTCGATCATGAGTCGATGAACAAGGTCGGCATGAGTGAGACGCCGAAGCCTGGTACCGAGTACCGGATCGAGGCGCATGGACGCGTCGTGTCGGCGTCGGATAGCTCGCGTGAGGGACAGAAATCGCCGGATCGCCGGGTTGAAATCCTGATTCACCGCCTGGGAGCGGAGCCGAAGGCGGCTTCGGATGACGGCAAGAGCGTCAAGGACGATGTGCGGGATGCGGCTGATCGGGCGGAGGACCGAGGCAACGGGTGAAATGGTGGCGCGGGTTACGGATGACGCCGTGTCGTTTTGCCCGCTGGTGGGTCTTCGGCGTGGTTGCCGATCTGTCTCGCCGGCTGAACTTATGGGCACGTCGGCACCGTGATGGCTGATTATCCCAGCGTCCGCGATAGTCTGCGACAATCGGCGGAGGCTGAAGATGCAAAGGTCAGCAAGACATCGGTTGGTTACGAGCATCCTGCAGCGAAGCCGCCGCAACACTGCGGGATTTGTACCCACTGGCAACCGCCGCGATCCTGTGAAGTCGTCAGCGGACAAATCCGACCGGAAGATTGGTGTGAACGATACAGGAAGGCTACCTGATGCCGCCCGATGAAGAAGAAGGCCAGGATTTACGTTCGGTCCTGTCGCGCGTGGTCGACGAGGCGGAGGCTGAACCGACCGCGACGGAAGCGCCGGCAAGGGAGCCTCCGGCTCGCGAAGCGCCGGAGCCAAGATCGACGGAGCCTGCCGGTGAACGCCAGCGCGGCCCTGACGGCAAGTTTCTGCCGAAGGAACCTGCTGAGGGCAGCGAAGCGGAGCCACCCGAGGCTGTCGAACCTGTCGCGGTGGTTGACCCTGAGCCAGAACCGGCGAAAACCGGCGAATTGGCGACCGATGTTCCGCAGCACTGGTCGCAGGCCGACAAGGATTTGATCGCCAGCCTGCCGAAAGACAGCCAGGCCAAGGTCGTCGAGCGCTACAAGGCGATCGAGGCCGGATTTACGCCGCGGTTGCAGAAAGCCGCTGAAATCGAGCGCAACTACGCCGGTGCAATCGAGCTATTCCAGCCATATGCCGCTGAATTGCAGCAGCAGGGCAAAACGCCGTCTGACATCATCCGCACCTGGGCAGCAGTCGAGCAAAATCTCGTCCAGGGGCGCCAAATCGCGGCGCAAGGCGGTCAAAACACGAAGGGCGCAGAGATTGTCGCTAACATCATTCGGTCATACGGGGTTGATCCCGGCGCAGTGGCGGCGTTTCTGAAGGGAGAAATGCCGCCTCCTCAAAACGGAAACGGTTATGGGGATCAGGGGAGCTATGTCCCGCCTGCGCTCTTTCAAAAGCTTGATACGATGGAGCAGCGGCTAGCAAACCGCGAGGCCGCAGATCGAAATCGTGAAGCCGCAGAGCGTGCTGCTCGCGAAAACTCGACGCAATCGCAAATCGAAGCATTCGCCAACGAGAAGGACGATACGGGGTCGCTAAAACACCCCTATTTTTCCGAGTTGGAACGTGATATGGCTGCCTTCGCCCAGATGGACCTATCTCAGGGCAGGGTTCCGAGCATTCCTGATCTCTATGATCGGGCGGTTTACGCGAACCGGGAGACCCGCACTAAGGCGCTCGCAGCCAGCTCGGCCGAGTCAGCCCGAAAAGCGGCAGCCGAACGGAAAGCGCAATCAGAGCGAGCGGTCCGCGCCGCTTCCAGCATCGCCGGCTCCCCTGGGGCGGGCGGATCGCCGGCAGAGCGCACCGGACCACGATCTCTGAGAGACGAAATTGCGGCGGCAGCAGCAGACTTAGAGGCTGGCTGAGCCGTTCCGTTCAACCCGGCCGTCGTGAGACGCCCGTTTCCCCAGTGCGGCCTGCGGGCCGCCAGATGGAGCATAGGGAATGGCAAGCCCGAATACTAATTGGGGTGAGATCACCACCACCACCCTCTACAATCGGTCGCGCAAACTGGCCGATAACGTCACAAAAAACAATGCGCTGCTCCGCCGCCTTTCCGAACGCGGAAAGATCAAGGATTTCGACGGCGGCCAAGCGATCGTGCAAGAGCTGGAATACAGCGAGAACGGCACCTACAAGCGCTACAGCGGCTACGACATCCTGAACATCACGCCGTCCGACGTTTTCACGGCGGCGCAGTTCTCGATCGCGCAGGCCGCCGTCGCCGTCTCGATCTCCGGCCTCGAAATGCTGCAGAACAGCGGCAAGGAGAAGATGATCGATCTTCTCGACGCGCGGATCGGCAACGCCGAGCGGACTTTCGAGAATAACCTGTCGAGCGACTGCTATTCGGATGGCACGGCGGACGGTGGCAAGCAGATCGGCGGCTTGCAACTGATCGTCGCCGATGTCGGCACCTCCGGCACGGTCGGCGGCATCAGTCGGCAGACCTGGCCCTTCTGGCGCCCGAACAACCAATCGTTTGCGACCGCTGGCCTCGTGCCGAGCGCTGCGACGATGCAGACGATGATGAACCGCACCTGGCTCGCTCAGGCGCGCGGTCCCGATCGGCCCGACCTGATCATCGCCGATAACGTCTACTACCGCTACTACTGGGAAAGCCTCCAGGCGATCCAGCGCATCTCGCGCACCGATGACGGGATGGCCGGGTTCGGCAGCCTCATGTTCATGGACGCCGATGTCGTCTACGACGGCGGCTTTCAGGGCGTCGCGGCAGGCAACGGCTCGGCGATCAACGGCGCCGGCATCACATGGACTTCCGGCAGCGGCGCTCCGGCGAGCCACATGTATTTCCTCAACACCGACTACTTGTTCCTGCGCCCGCATCGGGATCGGAATATGACTCCCTTGGACCCAGATCGCTTTAGCGTCAACCAAGACGCGATGGTCAAGCTCGTTGGCTGGGCGGGAAATCTGACCTGTAGCAACAGTTTCCTGCAAGGCGTTTTGACTGCGTGACGCCTGCGGTCGCAATCAGGATGCAAAGGTAAGGAGCAAACACCATGACGTGGATTTTCCAGGAGAACCGCCTCGGCCTGCAGCCGATCGAGGTTACGAGCACGGTGCAGAACACGGACGAAGGCACTGTTGCTCGCGCTTATGATTCGAGCGGCGTTCAGGGCGGTGGCGAGTTCATCTACCTGAAGGGCGTCGATAGTACCGTCGTCGGGTCGCTGGTAACCTATAACATGGTTTCTCATGTGACGACGCTGTCAGCAAACACAGGCAACCAGAATTCCCCGGTTGCGGTCGCCATGTCGGCGAACGTGACGGGATCGTGGGGTTGGTATCAGATCGGCGGGGCTGCCGTCATCAAGAAGACAGCTGTGAAGGTCAGTCCCTCTGTTCCGCTGTATCAGAGCGGTACGACCGGACGCGTGATGTCTACGGCGGCATCTGGCAAGCAGCTTATGAATGCGCGCTCGGCGAATGTGGCGGGCGCCACGGTTGCGTCGGCGACGAGCACGATCACGGCGATCATCGACCGCCCATTTTTACAAGGTGCGGTTGTCTGATCCGTATCTCTTGCAATTATAGGTTACGGAAATGCCGAACGACAGCGATTTCTCCGGCGTTCATCCGCAGGCCATCGTGGAACCGTGGGTGACGCTTGGGCGCGGCGTTGTCGTGCATCCCTATGCGATTGTCGGGAGGGTGCCGGACACAAGCCCGGCGCTCGCCCGACAGCCCCAGTGGACCTATGAATTGCATATTGGCGCCGGCACAGTAATCGGGCCGCATGCGATCGTGTATAGCGGTGCGGTGATCGGCGAGAATTGCCTGATCGGTGACTTCGCCAGCGTGCGCGAGGGGAGCCGGCTCGGGGATCGCGTGGTTGTCGGGCGCTATGTCTCGATCAACTACGATTGCGAGATCGCCGATGACGTGCGGTTTCAGGACACGACGCACCTGACTGGCGGGGCGAGGGTCGGGCGAGGATGCTTCTTCGGGGTCGGGGTCGTTACGTCGAACGATCGCCGGGTTGACCTGCAAAACTATCATTATCCCGGCGCGCAACCGACTATATTTGGCGAGCGGGTGTTGGTCGGTTCCGGAGCGAACGTACTGGCCGGCGTGCAGGTTGGCGACGATGCCGTGGTCGCGGCGGGCGCGCTCGTGGTCAAGGACGTTCCTGCTGGCGTGACGGTCATGGGACCGATTGCGAGGGCGGCGTGATCGCTATCAGCCACCGAGGATATGATACGACGGTTGTCGCCTTTTCGGGCATGGCGCCGCAGAACCACATTTACGAGTGGACGACGGCATTCGAGGATTTCCCGGCGAATTTTATCGGCGTGCAGGACGAGCACCAATGCTGGTATCAGCGCACCGGCCTGAGTGTAGTGCGCAGTCTGCTACGGCAGAAAATGGCGGGAATGACGGTCTTTGTCGGCGGCTCTGCCGGGGGCTTCGCGGCTCTTTGGTTTGGCAAGATGATGAAGGCTGATCGGATTATCGTGTTTTGCCCACAATCAGCGTGCGGTAAGGCGAAGCGTGAGCTGGGGGACCATCGCTGGCCGGGGAAATGCGAACAGACGCCGGCAAGGGACATTGCGGGCACTTATCCGCAGGCGATGGTACATTACGCGGAGAACGATGATCTTGATGCGATGCACGCCGCTCGATTGGGGGCGGAGCGTCGCAAGTGGGCGCATGGCGGGCACGATTTGCCGCATCGGCTAAAGGAGAGCGGTGCATTGCGCGGCCTTCTTATGGACGCGATGGCATGAACGTCGTCTCGATATACGCTCCTCGTCCAGAGCACCCGCTCTATCAGGATTATACGCCGTTTCTCGACATCCTGCGCGAGTCGTGCAAGCGCTACGGCCATCGGCATATCGTCATCACCGACGATCTTCAGGTGGGGCAGTATCCCGAGGGCACGCTCGATTACAGCGGTGGTGATGCTTTCTTTGTGGAGGCACTGCCGCGCCCGCTGATGAAGGCGATCATTTTCGGGCAGCTGGCCTATCTCAATTCGTCGCTCGCCAAGGAAGATACGCTGTTCCTGGGCGCCGATTGCGTGCTGGCGCGCGATCCGGCCGAGGTGTTCAAGCGGGAATTCGACATCGCGTTTACGGTTGGGCCGTTTGCTGACTGCGTGCTGAACACCGGGGCGATCTTCATTCGCAGCGGCTTCGATGCAGCCTATATCTGGGTGCGAGCCTTCGCCAACATGGGCGAGGAATGGGGAGATGACCAGAAGGCGCTAGCTGCGGTAGTCAAACCCACATCAACGCCGAGCGTCGTTTGCAGCTATGGCAACGGGCCGGTCATCCGCTTCCTTCCGGTCGATCCGTACAATCTTGCGCCGGAGTATCCTGACGACGACTGCTCGCGCGGCTACGTCCTGCACTTTCGGGGCGAACGCAAGCAGTGGATGAAGGACTATAGCGCGAAGTGGCTCGGAATCGGCGAGCGGATCGAGTGGAATGTCGTTTCGAATTCGCCGAAGGACAAGATTTTCGAGAATGTGGCAATCAATAGCCGGCGGCAGATACCGTGGGCGAAGGAGATGCCTGCGCATGACGGGCACGCCGTCATTGTCGGGGGTGGGCCATCGGCTGCCGATTGCCTCAACGATTTGCGCCGCCGGGAGGCGCAGGGACAGGATTTATTTGCGCTGAACGGCGCGGCGCAATGGCTGGCGCAATACGGCTTAATTCCTAAATATCAGGTTTTGCTAGATTCTCGTCCGCAGAACCGGCGCTTTGTGCGGCCTATTTGTGCTGAAGCGTTCCTCGTCGCCTCCCAATGCGACCCGGCGATCTTCGATATCTTGAGCCGTGAAGACGTGACGCTGTTTCATCATGCCGAGGAAGGCATTGAGGGGCAGTTCGAGGGACATTCGATCCTCATCGGAGGCGGCATCACGGTCGGGTTAACGGCGCTGGCGCTGGCCTATGCGCTTGGCTATCGGCAGATGCACCTCTATGGCTACGACAGCAGTGACCGGGACGGCGAGAGCCACGCCTACGCGCAGGCCGAGGCTGGCGCGGAGAATGAGCGCCGCGAGGTCTGGTGCGGTCGCAAGAAGTTTGTCTGCTCGCCGGCTATGTACGCCCAGGCGCAAGCGTTCCCCGAGTTCGCCAAGCTGCTGGCCGATCACGGGGTCGTCATCACGGTTCATGGGTCAGGACTGTTGCCGGAAGTCGCGCGGCAAACCTTTGGCATGGCGCAAGCCGCCGCATAGGAGAAATCAAGATGGCTCTGAAATCAGAATTGATGGCAGCCGGTATGCCCGCCGGAGAAGCGCGACAACTCGGTCAAGATGCCGTGCAGACGGTTGTAGGAGCTGGCACAACGCAGGCCACCGGGACCGCATTGAGCGGCAATTTCACGATTGTCTCGACGGCGCCTGCAAGCTCTGGCGTGGTGCTGCGGTCGACCGGCAATCAGGGGCCGCAACTGATCTACAATGCCGGCGCGAATACGCTGAAACTCTATGGCAACGGTTCTGAGACGATCAACGGCATCGCGGGCGCGACCGGTGTTTCGTTACCGACGCTGAAGGCGGCAATTATTATCGGCGCCGGCACCGGCTCGATCGCGATCATCAGCGCCTAGGGAGCATCGAATGCAGTCGCAGTATACACGGTCATGGAGCGGCGGCGAAGAGGCGCCCGCTGGTAGCGTCCGTCCGCGCTTCTATCTTGAGCCGGTGGTTGATGAACTCGCTAGCGCAAGGGAGGGGCACGGCGTCTATCACGATGAGGAGCGCGTCGAGATTTTCCTGCCAGGCAATCCCTACACGATGCCTGTCCACAGGGTTACTGACGAGCACCGGCGGCGCTGGCCGCGTGAATATGAGCAGTTCCGGCAGGGGATCGATCAAACGGTCGATGGCATACCTCTTTCGGAATGGCCTGTTTTGCGCCCCGCCCATGTGATGGATTTGAAAGCCCTGGGGTTTCAGACGGTCGAGGAAGTTTCGTCGGCGTCAGATCAGACCTGTCAACGGTCAATGGGGTTGTTGCAATTGCGAGATAAGGCTCGCGCCTATCTCGACGATGCGGCGGCTATGGCACTAACAGAACGATTGAGTGCCGAAGGTGAAGCGCAGCGGTCTGAAATTGCATCACTGACGCGGCAGGTTCAGGAGCTGCAGACCCTCGTGACCAAGTTGCACGCCGAGAGCATGGCGGCGCGAAACGCGCACAGCCCGATCGCGACAACGATCCCAAGTGTTGCAGACCCCATGCAGCAAATCCTCTCGGCTCAGCAAGCGGGGATGGAACCGCGAGAGAATCCCCTCTCGTCGCTTGGGGCCTTTGTCGAAGAGAAGCGTCGCCCAGGTCGTCCACGGCGCACCCCGATTGAGGATGCTGCCTGATGGCGAAGTTGGAAGCGCGAACACCGATGCGGCGGGTTACGATTTCGGGGGGCAATTTCTCTGCGAAAATCGCGAAGCAGCCGCCAAAAGGTTCGTCGGTCGTCAAGGATCTCGGCCGGCGTCTTGATGCCAAAGCCAAGAGCCGGGGAAACTGATGGCGAAAGCTGTCTTCAACGAGTGGCCGCCCTCAAGGATGGGGCAGGCGGGGGCTGATTTGATCGCTCTGGGAGAAAAAGCGAGTCTGGAGTTCGACGCGAATGGTCTGCGTCGTTATGTGGCGAGGATCGCGAAGCAGCCTCTAAAGCCAGGGGCCGAAACGATCGGGATGGAAGGTAGCTGATGGCGAAGTTGACAACGAAGGGGCGAGCTAAGCTGCCGGCGGCTGAATTCGCTGGGCCGGATCGCAGTTACCCCGTGCCGGATCGTGCCCACGCAGCGAATGCCAAAGCGCGCGCCACACAGGCGGCAAATGCTGGCCGCATCTCTCGCGAGGTTGAGAAGCGCATCGACGCCAAAGCTGATCGCGTTCTCGGGCGGAAGAAATAGCCGAGATGCCGTCCAAGACACCCGCACAGGCACGACTCATGGCGGCTGCCGCGCACGATTCGAAGTTCGCGAAGAAAGTCGGCGTGCCTGTGGGGGTGGCTAAGGACTTCAATGCGGCCGATACCGGAACCGGCATCATCAAGCCGAAGCGCAAAGTCAGCACGTCTCTGAGATACCGGCGCGGCTAAAGCCATGAGTTTGTTGTCGATTTGCCAGAACGCAGCAAACTGCCTGGGCGTTACTGTGCCATTAACCATTATCGGGTCTTTTGATACGGCAGCTGTCAGACTATTACAGTTGGCTCGCCGCGAGGGCGCCAACCTCTCTACTCGTGCGAACTGGGTCGCGCTGGTGGTCGAGAATGTATTTGTGGCAAATGGGACGACATCGGACTTTTCGCTGCCGGCAGATTTCCGCTCGATGGTCAACGACACGCTATGGGATCGTTCGCGGCGCTGGCAAATGCGCGGGGCGATGACGCCGCAGCAGTGGCAACTCTACAAATCGAGCATCATCGGTCGGGCGACTATCGAGCGTCGGTGGCGCATTCGCGTATCGAGCGGTTCTCCGGCTGGCGCGCCGGCGACATTCGATATCGATCCGCCGGTAAACAACATTACTACAAGTCCGCTGCTCAACGAGGACGGGTCGCCAATCCTAAATGAGAATGGGCAACCGATCCTTGTGGAAAAGAACGTAGGGGGCGGCGTTTTTGTTTACGAGTATGTGTCAAAAAATTGGGTAATATCTACAACTGCGTCACAACTCGCTGGGGCAACACCGGATACCGGAGGTAGCGGATACGCTGTCGGAGATATAATAGTCCCGGATCATGGCACGGTGCCAATAGTACAGTCTCCTTTCTTGGTGGTCACTGGTATCGCAGACGCTACGATAGGGAGCATAGGGGATTTGGAGGTAACACAACCTGGACAATATAATGCTACGCCTAGTAATCCGGTCGGGCAATTCAGCACTACCGGGAGCGGCGTGGGGGCCGCATTCAATTTAACTTATTGTGGCCTAACGCAAAACGATTGGGTTGCCGACACCGATACGTCCTTGCTGGACGAAGACCTTATTGAACTTGGCGTTATCTGGCGCCTGGCTCGGCGACTGGGATTGTCTTATGATGAGGAACGCGCGGAGTACCTTAATCAGGTGGGGCAGGCGGTAGCGAGAGACGGCGGCACACAGACGCTTCATCTAGCGCCGGTTGACCGGCTAACGCTAGTCGGTCCGTATAACGTGCAAGAGGGGAGCTTCCCCGGAGCGTAAGATGGAAACTCTCGCATCAATCCTTTCCGGCGCTGGCGGCAATCCCTATCAGGGGAGCGGGGACGGTGGCGGGATATCGCCTTTGTTGAGCCAGATGCTTCTGGCGAGGCAGATGGGGTCTCCACAGCTTGGGCAGCCTCTCATGCAGCAGGGAATGATGCCTCCAGGTATTGGGCAGACACCGCAGCCGACGCCGCAGCAACAACCGACAATGGGGCAGCCGGCGTTGCCGCAGGGATTTGGTAGTCTCGGCGCGTTGCCGGCGCTTATCTCAGGCGCTTATTGATGAGCTTCCTGACCGACGCAAATCTGATGGTTGCGGGGATGCCGGTTGGTTTACAGCGGCTATTCTCGGCATTTATTGTGGCTGAGATCGCCGAGCAGGAAGGCCTTATGGCGGAGCTGACGACCATGCCGGCGCCTGATCCGATAGCCGCTGATCAGGTCGTCATGGCGGCGCTCCAAGCGGTTATCCTGGCATAGTTCGATGGCAATCCGTCCATCAGTTCTGTTTGGCGAAACTCCTGTGTCGAATTCGGCAGCAGCGCTCTATACGGTGCCCGCGAGCACGACGGCAGTGATCACGCGAGCAGTAGTTACCAATGTAACGGCATCGCCCGCGACGTTGACATTATGGCTTGTGCGAGCTGCCGGGTCGCGAGCTGATGGGAATATCATTGTTGGCGCCGCTGCGGCGGGGCAATCGATTGGTGCGGGGCCGGCGGAGCCAACTGTGTTGAACGCGTTAGCTGGTTTGGTGCTGAATGCGGGAGATGCCATTCATGGATTAAGCGCCACGGCGGCGGCGCTCAATATCGGTGCTAGCGGGTGGACTCATTAAGATGGTCTCGCTTCCTTATCTTTTGGTGAATGGCACGCTCGCCGACGCCGATCAGGTGATGGCGGATTTCAATGCGCTTAATCAGGGGATAGAGGGATTAGCGGAGAACATTACGCGAGCTGGCATTCCTGCTGTCACCGTCAAAGCTGCGTCATTTTTTACGACAGGTTATGCTACGATCGGGGATCGCGGCTCCGGCGGGCAGTATGTGCCGGGCGCGGCCACACCGGCATATCGCAAGCCGATCCAGGATTTTTCCGGCGCTTATTGGTATCTTGCCAATGGTCCGTTTATCTATACGAACGCTGGTCACTACGGATTGGTAGGAGACGGGGCGACTGATAACCACGCGGCTATCCAGGCCGCGATCGATCATACTGCGGCGCAGGGAGGTGGCGGGACAATAGTATTCCCGATCGGCGCATTCGTCATAAAGACCGGACTTACTGTATCGACTGGGATGCGTTTTGTGGGCGCAGGCAACGGTATCGGCCCCGGCGGGACCGTTGTTGGTGGTACACAGATTATATCTGACATTACCTTCAAAACAGGGGATATGATCACCTGCACTACAAATCAAGCAGTTGAATTTCATAGCATTGGATTTAACGGGTTGGGGGGTCCATTTGCCCGTACGGCTGGCGCCGCTATCAAGATATCAGGTGTTTTGAGTTCCGGCACGATTAACGTATCTTCAATCGTTCGGGACTGTGCATTCAGCAATCAATTTCAATGCATCCGTTTAGCCGAATGCGCTGTAAGCGTGATAGAGTGTAACACCTTTATTGAGTGGGGGCATTCGGCGGTCTATGCTGCTGATGATTATAGCATAGAGGCTAATGGCGGTCGGATAAGCAATAACTACTTCTTCGGACAGGTCGATGCTGCGACAACCGCATTAACGTGTATACTTTTAGAGTGCGGGTACACTACCATAACTAATAACTTGATACTCGGGTGCCAATTTGGCATAGCATATATTCCATCTCTCAGCAGCACGGACGCGGCGGCTATTCTCATCGCCAATAATTTTATTGAAGAGCAGGCGATAAAGGGTATTGTATTTATTGAGAACGTAAGTGTTACTGCCGAATTAACCGGTGTTGTAATAACCGGTAATGAATTTTCGAACTTTACTAATGTGAGTGCGTTTCAGTCACATATCTCAGTTCTCGCTGGGGCAGCGGTATGGATAGCCAATATTGTGATTTCACATAATACGTTCAGGAGTGGTCTGACGCATGCGGGGGGCGCATACATAAGCATTCAAAGCGGTGATAATGTTGTGATATCCGAAAATGTAATCAATATGAATAACCAGGACGGAGCAGGAGGGATCGTCATAGGCTCTCAGCCTACTGGGCACATATTTGTTTGCAACAACTTGTTTGCCCTTAAGGGCGCAGTCGCCTTGTACGATTGCGGGTCGAATGTGCGGATAGTGGACTTGAACTTGCAACTGGCGGTCGCCGACCTGGGGAGTTGGGCAAACGGTAGCCAGTGCTATGTGAGCGACGGGCAAGCGACATCGGGGGTGGATCAGATATTGATTGGGAGCGGATCGGGATGCACCGCCAATCGAGCTAGGGGGCAATGGCTCGCGCCCTATGGATTGACTGGGTAAAATGCTTAGCGCTGCTGAAAAAACGCGGTCTAGCCGACGAATCGCGGCACCACAAGAGGTATCATCACCGCTATTGGGATGGAATACGCGCGATCCGTTTGAGGCAATGCAGCCGACCGACGCGATCTTGCTAGATAATTGGTACCCTGACTTTGGTGGCGTATCTGTCCGCAAGGGGACGCAATCCTTCGCTAACGGGTTGGGTAGCGGCAGTGTGGAGACGCTATCGATCTTCAGCAGCAATACAACCAAAAAAATGTTGGGAGCATGCGCCGGATCTATCTTCGACGCATCAAGTGCCGGGACGGTAGGTGAAGCCATAAAACAAGGATTTACGTCTAATCGCTGGCAGGACACGATGTTTAATGGGCATCTGTTCTTAGCGAATGGCGCAGACAAGGTGCAGATATACGACGGTGCTACGATGAGCGACGCCGGATTTACCGGAGTTTCGCTTGACACGCTAAAGGGGGTGGCAGCGATTCATAATCGCCTGTTTTTCTGGACGGGCGGCGACCCCAGTTTCTGGTATGGACCCGTAAACGGTATTACTGGAGTACTCGCGAACTTCGATCTGAGCACGGTACAGACAGAGGGTGGCAATCTCATTGCCGTTGAGGTTATGAGCTACGACGGTGGCACGGGTATTGACTCTTATACCTGTTTCTTTATGTCTACTGGCGAATTGCTTATGTACGCGGGATCGGACCCGTCTAATCCGAACAACTGGGCGCTTGTGGGGCGCTACACCCTGCCGCCGCCAGTCAATACCAGAGCAATTGTCAGGTTTGGTGGTGATATCTACATCGCCACAACAAGCGATCATCAGCAACTCTCCAAGATGCTTATAGCGGCAAAGTTGGGAGAGACGGTGCCGCGCTCAAAGATCGCGGGAGCTGCTACCGCAGCCTATATGGCCGGCGGGTCGTTGTTCGGGTGGCAGGCAATATATTATCCAGCAGGCTCGCGGTTGATTTTCAATATCCCGAACCCAGACGGAACATTTGTTCAGCATATTTACAATACGTCCATCCAGGCATGGTGCAGATTTCGTGATATGCAGGCGTCCTGCTGGGCGGTTTTCAATGACGCTCTTTATTACGGAACTGCTGGCGGACTCGTAAACAAGGCAGATACTGGATTTCTTGATAAGGAAACGGCTATCGCAAGCCGCAGTCAACAGGCATGGCAAAGCTTTAATTCACCGCTCTTGAAACGGCTTACGGCATCGAGAATTGTCGTTAGAACCACAAACCAGGGGGCGTCATATTGTTTTGAAGTTGCGTTCGATTATCGCAATCCAGGGTTTTTTGCGCCGATCAGCACGCCGATTGGCGCATCTATTTGGGGTGTCAGCACATGGGGCGAGTTCATTTGGGCGGCGTCGAGCCTATTCAGCGATATGCGATGGCACATGGAGGGTGGGGAGGGATCAACGCTGTCATGGGGGATCAAGGCTAATACCAAGGCGGAAACGCTATGGATACGCACCGATCTGATGCTTGAGCCGGGGAACATGCTGTGATTCGTGCGATGATAGGCGCAGACGCACCCATTGCTCGCTGGGTCGGCGAGCAGCTTGGCATTGATGATTTCGGGGAATGCGCGACGTTTGCGATTCTGGACGATCAGCAGTTGATAGCCGGCATTGTCTTCAACAACTATCGAGGTCAGGATATCGAGGTCACGATGGCCTCGATCTCGCCGCGATGGTGTACTCGGTCGATCATGCGAACCGTGTTTTCCTATCCTTTTCACCAAATTGGGTGTAAACGCATAACTGCTTCTGTCGAGGACACGAATCAGCCCGTTCGGGCATTCCTCTGCCACCTCGGATTTCGACAGGAAGGCGTGATGCGCCAGGCGTTCAGAACCGGCCGCGATGCCGTGATCTTCGGGATGCTACGCGACGAATGCCGTTGGCTTGGGCAGAGGAACGATGTCAAAGGGCGGAACGAGCGCGCCACCCAGCATTGACCCGAACGCCTTAGCGGCGTCTCAGGCTCAATCTAATATAGCGACTGCGCAATCGCAGTCGGCGCTGAACAATGTCAACACATACTCGCCACTTGGCAGCTCGGTATTCACGCAGGGACCGGACGGTCGCTGGGGTCTTAACCAGCAACTCGGCCCATATGAGCAAGGCGTCTATAATTCGCAGCTTAATTTAGGCGGGAACCTCGCCAATCTCGGCAATAATGTTGCCAACATTGTAACGGGACCGGCTAATTACGGCGCCAATGCTCTCGGCGGCGCGTTTAACAGCATCTTTCCGAGCACGCTGAACCCGTCGTCTAATCTCCAGACTGGACTAGATTTTGGCAGCTTGGGCAGGCTGCCGTCCAGTACGGCCGATTTCAGCAATCAGGTCGATGCGGCCAGGAATGCTGCCTATAAGCAGCAGACTGGATATTTGGACCCGCAGTTCGCGCAAAAGGGCAGCGATCTCAGGCAGCAGCTGGCCGACGAGGGGATCGGCGTCGGTACGGATGCCTACAGCCGGGCGCAGGGCGATCTTGGGCGGCAATCGACGCTTGCTTACCAACAGGCGGCGGATGCCGCTACTACGGCTGGGCAGGCTGAGCAGGCGAAGCTGTTTGGCGAGGATTTAGCGGCTCGGCAGCAGGGCGCGAGCGAGCTACAAGCAGGGGGCGCGTTCAGGAATCAGGCGCTCCAGCAGATGTGGCAGAACCCTCTGACCGCGCTGCAATCGTTGTCCGGCATTGGGACCGGTATCCTGGGGAGCGCCGCACAGGATTTGACGACGCTCAACCCGCTTTCGGGGTTCCAGTGGGCCGGCAGCCTGCCGACGTTCGGCGGATCGCCGACAAGCGTTTCACCGGCAAATGTCGTGGGCGCTGGCCAGGTTGCTTCACAGAATGCGGCTAACCGCTTTGCCGCCGGGAATACGCTCAACAACACGCTTTTCAATGGTCTCGGGTCGCTTGGAGGCGCGCTCGGGTTGGGGAACGGCGGTTTGGGCAGTTTTTTCGGGAGCCTATTAGGCGGCAGTGGTGCTTCAGCACTAACAGGGACCGCCGCCGGTTCACCATTCTTGATCCCTGGCGGCGCCACGATAGGGTCCGATATCGCGACCGCCGGAACGAGTCTGGGAGGCGGTGGTCTCCTGGGATTCTTGGGTTTAGTATAAAATGGCTGACGCATCCCTCCTCGCCTCGATCATCAGCGGCACCAATCCGATGGCGCCGACGATGCTCGGCTCGTATCAGGGGGCGCAACTCCAGAATGCTGCGCTTGATCCGAACTTCGGACACAACGAGGGGCTGTTCGGCGCGCTGGCAAAGACGCTGGCCGGGTTCAGCGGTGGTAATGCGCTGCGGCAGGGCGTGCAGCAGACGACCGCTGCTAATCAGGCGGCGCTCCCGGATTTGGCGAAGTTGTTGGCGAATCCCGATCCTTACACGGCGCTGGCCGGCAATACGGCTGGATTCGATCCGATCGCCGCGGCTCGGCTGCTTCAGGGGGCGACGCCTGAGGATGTAGCAAAGGCGCGGCTGGCAAATGCGCAGGCGGCGTTCCAGGGGGCGCGCACAACTAACGCTATCAATCAGATGAATGCCCCTGCCGTCCCGATGTACACGTCTGATACAGCTCGAGCACCAGCCTCTTCTTCGGCACCTCTGGTTGGTGGCGCTTCTTCCTTTGGGGCGGTGACAGCGCCTGATGCTGTTCCCGACCCGGCGCAAGTGGCTAAGATGCCACCGGCATTGGGTGCGGCGCGGTTGAGAATGATGAGCCCCGCGGCTAAGGCGAAATATCTGCAATTGCTGCAACAGCTGCAACAGCAGGGGGGTGGCAATGCCGTTAGACCCCCAACTTGATCCCATTTTTCAGAGCGCGGCCGACCAGTACGGGCTGAAGCCGGAATTTCTCAAGGCGGTGGCGCTTACAGAGAGTTCCGGGAACCCGACTGCCGTAGGGCCGGTTACGAGATCAGGGCAACACGCTGGCGGTCTCATGCAGATCATGCCGAATACGGCTAAGTATCTTGGTGTGAACGATGTAAACGACCCAGCCCAGGCGATCCCCGGTGCCGCTCGCTATCTTGCTGAAGGGTTGCTTAAAACGGGGACTCCTGAGGGCGCGCTAGGGCACTATTACGGTGTGCAAGATCCTGGCTATATCAATGGGGTGCTGAAGAATTATCGATCTCTGAATGCTCCGCCGGCACCTGCCAATGGGGTAGATCAGTTAGCTGCGGCGCGCGGCCCAATGCCTGCTCCTGGCGCGGTGGCAACGAATGTTCAGCCGCCTCCGGGAGCGCCCGACACGCTGGACGCTGCACCTACGCCCGTTGCTCAGTTAGCGGCGCTCTCAGGATTAGGGACGACGCCTGGGGGCACGACGCAGCCTGGGGCGCCTCAAGCTACACGGGTCGCGCAAGCAGGGGCGCCTGACGATATTGATGCGCTTCTCGCTCAGACACAGAAGCTATTTGGCGGGGGCGCTCCAGCCGCAGCGCCAGCAGGAGCGGCAGTGCCGAATCTTCAACCCGGCGGTGGAGCGAGTTTTGTCCTGCCGGGACAACGACTTAATCCGGATTATATCCTTAATGCGCAGCGTCAGGCTAATATTGACGCTGTGCTCGGGGAGCAAACGCCTGCCTTTAAGGTAGACGCCTCGCGTATGGCTCCTGGCCTGCCAATGTCGCCTGAGTATCAGGGGCAGGCCGCATTGGCGGGGGAGTTGGGCCGGAACAGGCAAGTGATTGGCCCTGCCGGTATCGAGAATGTGCCTGGAAGCGTCGCAGCGGATGCGGAAAAGCAAGCGGCGGTAGCCAAGGCTACGGCAGAAGCCAAAATTACGGCATCTCAAGCCGAGGCCGCTATCAAAGCAGGGTTCGATCTAAAGCCGGCCTTCAATCCGACGACTGGATTGCCCGGTTATGTGAATGGGCTTGGGCATTTTTTAGCGTTGCAGGACGCGGGGACAGGCGCAGGAGCGCCGATCGTGTCGGAGAACCCATATAAAGCAGTGCAAGAGGCGCAACAGAAAGAAGCAAACACGTCCTTAGATACAGCCAGAAATATGAGGCGGCTCTCTGATGATTTTGTTTCAGAGTATTCGCACATTAAAGACCCTGGATACGGGCAACAGGGTATCCAGAAGTTGCGAAAAATTGGGCAGCAGATATTCCAGCTTAGTGGCACGGAAGCGCCCGAGGCGTTGACTAATACGACTTCTGCGACTGAGGCATCAAATTATATAAGTCAACAGCTTGTGGCGCAGGCCGCAAAAGAAATGAGTCCGCGTCTGGCGCGGCAACTTGTGGAACAGATTAACGCTGTTAAGTTGTCTCCGACGATTACCCAGGAAGGTGTGTCAAAGATACACAAGTTGATCTATGGAGCAACTCAGGAGCCTATAGACCGGGCGAAGTTTATGGCTGACTACTACAATGGGGCCACAGACGCTGGCGACGCGGCTCGCCTGCGAAACGATGCTATTACGCAATTCGATATGAGATATCCTTCGTCTGGATACAATGTCATTGCAAATGGGCCATTTGGGCCTACTGAAAACGCAAAGGCAGTCGAGGTTCTGCGGAAGAATCCCGGTGCTCGTGATGCCTTTGAGCGCCGCTTCGGGCCAGGATCAGCGGCGATGGTGCTGGGGCAATGAGCGACGACCCCTTCACCTTTCTCGATAAGAAGCCGACTGCTCCTGTAGCCGCTCCGATCAGTGGCGATGCACCCGATCCGTTTGCGTTTCTAGAGCCTCCCGCGTCCGCGTCAACGGATCGATTGGAGGCGGTCGCGCCCTACAGTGGCACAGACGCCATCGTTCATGGGATGACGCTGGGCTTGAATGAGCCGCTAAGGGCGCTGGCAACAGCAGGCAGCCGATATCTGCGGGGGGCAACGCCAGAATTTGATTATCAGCAACCGATGAAGGAGATACAGCGCGGGAGGGATATGTATGCCGTAAATAACCCGATATCTAACTTTGTGAACAATCTAGGGGGCGGCGTGGCGGGCGGCGGGATAGCTACGCTTGGTGCCAAGGCAGCGACGGTGGCCCCGACGGCGCTTGGTTCCCTGGGCCAAATCCTGAAGGGTGCGGCAACGGGCGCTGGTATGGGAGGGATAATGGGCGCGGCCGATAACGCAACCAGCATTGGCGAGGCTGCGCCAGCCGCGCTACATGGCGCTGAGATGGGAGCGGCGCTGGGAGGCGCGATACCAGCAGGCTTGGCTGCCGTCCCTGCGGCATCTCGGGTAGCCCGTGGTCTTCTTAATCCGTCTGGACCGGCAGCGGATGAGGCTGCGATTGCTGCCCTTGCCGCGCGGCAATCGCGCAGTCAGGCCGGTGGCGGCCCATCGATCGCGCAGATGTCCTCCCAACTGAACCAAGCGGAGACGCCATTAACGATTGCTGATGTTGCCGGCAAGCCGGTACGGAATTACCTGGGGTCGCTTGCCCGCTCCGATACCCCGGCAGCGCAGGTGGTTGAAAGCGCGTTGGTGGGGCGCGATCAGGGAATGGGGGATCGCCTGATTAATGTGATCAATCGCGACATCTCGTCGTCGCCGAGCGCCTTTGATGCGACACAAGCTTTAACCCAGGCACAGAAGACTAATTCAGCGCCACTTTATGAGAAAGCTCTAAACTCTGGGCCGCTTTATAGTGACCGTTTGCAGCAGTTTCTTGATAATCCTAGGGTGCAGACCGGCATCAATAAGGGTGTAAGAATTGAGCGAGATAATGCTCTAGCCGAGGGGCGCGCGTTCAATCCTAATGATTATGCGATCGTGAACTTTAATTCGGCTGGTGATCCAATCATTGGGCCGGTCCCGAATATGCGTTTGCTGGATACGGCAAAGCAGGGTCTCGACGACATGCTTGAACCGTATCGCAACGCCGTAACAGGGCACCTGCAACTGGACGGCGAGGGGCGTGCAATCAATAATGTCAGAAAGTCATTTATCAAGGAACTTGACAGCCTAAACCCTGATTATGCTGCCGCCAGGCAGGCGTTTGCGGGGCCGGCACAGGTTAAAGACGCTATAGCGCAAGGGCGTGATTTTTCCAGCTATGAACCTGAGCAAATCAAGTCTTTGGTGAGTTCGCTTAACCCTAGCGAAAAAGAGGGTTATCTCTTGGGTGCTGCACAAAGTTTGCGGAACAAGGTTAATGACACGAGCCTCGGGGGAAATGAGTCGCTGAAAATCGGCTACAGCACAGGATCGCAGCAGAGGCTTCGTCAGCTGTTCGATAGCGATGCACAATTTGCGCAGTTTATGAAGCCAATCGAGGAGGAGCGGTTGGGGGCGCGTACCAAATACAGCGTTATGGGGAATTCACTATCAGGGGAACGGGTAGCGGCTGATGTAGCGAATAACCCGGTGATGTCGATGGGCGGTGGCGTAGGGCCAGCGGTGGTAGGCGCCGTTGCCGGTGGTAATCCGGTTGCGGGGTTTGGTATAGCAGCGGCAAAGAGCCTCGCCAATATCCTCGGATCGCATCTGATGGGGCAAACCCCGCAGGCGCAAACTGCGGCGGCGCAAATGCTGACATCGACGGACCCGGCATATCGCCAGTTGGTTTTGAACCAGATGCTTGGGGCGGCCCAGCCGGCAGGGCGTTATATCAGCCCGCTATCCGGATTGCTGGCTGGCACTCATAGCAGCATGCGCCCGGCGCTTAACCTGATCGTCCCCAATGCAGATCAGGGGGGAAGATAGTGGCGCGCGGCGGCTTTTCCAGCAACCACTGGTCCGCAAACGTGCCAGGAGGGATGGCGGCGGCGCTCTTGGGGCGGCGGCTGATGTACCCCGACCATAGGACAAGCAATGCAGCCGTGAGCGTGCCACCCCCCAGCGCGCTCGTGAAGTCGAGATGTAACCCGGCCCCCATGCCGTACACAAGCAGTGCGACAAGAAAGAGAACGATCTTCCCGGCCGGTCGGGTTGCCTTGAGAGACGCTAGGATAAACGCGGCGGTAGGGATTGAGGCGACGATGAAGTTGGTTGTCGTGTCGGACGGATCGATCTGTTCCAGGGTATGCAGAAAAGA